TACGCTGGATAAGTTTAAGGATATTGATCCTGAGCAGATTCAGACAGAGTTACAGACCTACAAGACGCAGGCTGAGGAAGCAACGCGTAAGTATGATCGCGATATAGCCCAGCGCGACCAAAAGGACTGGCTCAAGGCGAAGCTCGACGAATACGGCGTAAAATCCCCCCTAGCCCGTCGTCAGATTATTTCTGATGTTATGTCGGAAACTGACGGATTGAAATGGCAGCCCGAAAAGGACGGCAAGCCTGCAACATTTTACGGCTTTGACGACTATATGAAGGCGGCAAAGGCTGAGGATAACACCCTGTATCAGACAGCAGAAGAAAAGGCCGAAGCTGAGAAGCAGAAAGGCCTTGAGGACAAAAAGCCTAAATTTACAGGCCCAGCGGGCGATCCCCCGCCCACAGGCGGCAACACCTATACGCCGCCGAAAATCTTTTAATTAACAGAAAGGAAGATTGATTATGGCTCGCATTACTGCTTTAAGTATGCTGAACACAGAGGAAGGCAAGGCGTACCTTGCTGAACTCTATGGCCGCGTGATTGAGGGCGTGCAGAAGGCTCTTGTATCTACCGGTATGAAGAATATGGACTTGTCTGGCGATCCCGTTTCCGGCACAGTTGAGGCTAAGCGTTTTGCAAACGCAACCCCGAAGAACTACGGCACTGCACGTACTGCCGGTAAGGGTGACGCGGTAGAGGCTAAGCCCGTTACCGTTGCTATCGACGTTGACAGAGAGATTGTCGAAGAACTCGAACAGAAAGACGTGCGCCTTTACGGCGTTGACGGCGTTCTTGACCGTCGCGCCGCAAATCATATCCTGCGTATGGCGGCTGAGCTTGACACCGCCTTTTTCTCTGCCGCTAATGAGGCGGCTACAAGCGTTTCCGTTGCCGATATTACCGATATTGCGGACGAGCTGGAAAAGGTTATTCAAGCCTGCGAAAACACCAAAAACAAATTTGTTGACGGTGTTCCGCGCTCTATGATGTCCCTTGTTTGTGACACCGAAACCTACGGTAAAATCCGTAACGCGCTTGACAAGACAGAACGTGCAAACGTGGACACCTCTGTTGAGGAGTTTTACGCATGGCACGGCGTCCGTACCGCTTCCTCGGTAAACCTCCCCACAGGTTGCCGCTATATGGTTATGGTTGACGGCGCGGTTGCACAGCCCATTATGGCCGATCAGTACGCGGCTGAGAAAATTCCGCTTTCCAACGCTTACGGCGTTGAGCTGTTCTACCACTACGGCACAAAGGTTGTTACCCCCGACCTTATCTACAAGCCTGCAACAGCTTAATCGGAGGCGGCGCGTATGACTTTTAAACAGCTCAGCACCGGTACGCTGCTCTCAACAGACAATGAGGACGTCATTGAATTTATGTCGTCCTCTAATGCTTATGTTGAGATTAAGCAGTCAAAGAACAGGACTGCGAAAAGTGGCAACAAGGGCAAAGAGAAATCCGCAGAATGAGGTGATTAAGCTGTGGCATATACGGACTTTACTTTTTACTCGGATACTTTTCACGGGGACACACTCACAGAGGATACTGCTGACAAATGGCTTGACCGTGCCAGTGATGAACTCGACGTGCTGACCTTTGAGCGGCTCACTTTCGCTTTTCCCAACGTGGAAGCTCACAGTACAAAGATACAAAAGGCTGTTTGTGCCATTGCTGACGCTCTCTGCTTGATTGATATTCAGCAGAAGGCAGTCTCGGCGCAGCTTGCCGCAGACGGTACATACAGAGGCGCGGTAACGTCCATTTCAGCGGGTGCAGAATCTATATCATACGCTGTAAATGGCGCGGCCAGCGCCTCTACATATGCCGCCGCTGCCGCAAGTGTAGAGGCACAAACAACACTGATTCACAGTATTGCCGTCAAGTATCTGGCAAATGTCCCGGACTCTAACGGCGTGAATTTGCTGTACGCAGGAGTGAAGTAATATGGCGAAATTAGTAACGGACAAAGACGCGAAAAAAATTTACGCTCTTATGAACACCCTGCTTGGTACGGACTATGTTTTTGTCGGCTTTGGTGATGATTTGCCGGTTACTGCCGGCCTGTTTCAAGATGTGATAACGGTATTCAATTTTCACGACAAGACAGGCAAGTGGTATCCGACAGTAATTACCAATGCCCATATCATAGCGACAAATGCAAACACGCACGGTACAAACGGCGTCACCAATGCTGATACTGTTTCTTTGCAGATTACTAGCAACGTCGCACAGAATATTAGCACCCCTAATGGTGTGGTGAAAAGTTACACACCGCCGAAGGAGTACGCGGCGACGGACACACCCGCAGAATATATCACATTCACACCTGAATGTGATTTTTTCATTTTCGGTAACTGGGACGACCTCACGCCGATTGACGACGACGAATACGACGAGGGCTTATACAGCGCCCTCAACGCTGAGCAAGACCGTGTATATATGGTTAGCTCGGCGGTTTTTTACAGTCTTATTCCGCATTTTGAGATAGGAGGTAGATAATGTGTCACGTTTCCCGAAAATCTCATATAACAACGGCACAGTCCGCGTTGAGGTGGATTTAAAAGGTTATGAGGATAGACACAGAGCGGCTCAGCAGTGGCTTGGTGATCGTGTCCTTGAAGATAGCCGGGCTTGTATGCCTCTATTAACAGGTGGCTTACAGCAGCGCTCACATACAGAGGACGAAGGCAAGCGGGTGGTATTCCCCGGCCCGTACTCAGGTTATCTGTATCGCGGCAAGGTAATGGTGGACAGTGCAACGGGCGCAGGCCCGCGCAAAATCCCTATTGCCCCCGGTGAGTATATCCTACGTTTCAGAAAAGGCGCTAAGCTCGTACCTACCAGCAGGGCTCTGACCTATTCAAGCCCGCAGGCTGCACCGGAATGGTTTGAACACGCTAAAAAGCTAAATCAGCAATTCTGGATTAAGGGCGTAGCTGAAATCATAGGAGGTAAAAACAATGCCGGCTAAAACAGTTATCGACGTTGACGGCTCGGACGCCGTCAGCAGCGTTTTACTTGCGCTGTTAAACACATTCCCCGGCTTATCAGCGCGACAGAGTGTTTTGTTTTCCACTCTGTCGGACACTTCCGGTATCGGATTTTTTCCGACAACAGGCGCGGCGTTTTTAAGCGACAATGAAGATGTAACTGGACACGTCAAGCAGGTGTGTTTATATCCGTTCAGTGTCGTTTACAGAGCTGCACCGAAAACAGAAGCACAACGCTTACGCATAAAGGAATTTCTTGACGCGTTAAGCAAATGGCTTGAGCGCCAACCTGTTACTCTCAATGATACGGAGTGTCAGCTTGCAGAATACCCGGCGCTCTCGTCAGGCAATCGTGTTATTAAGTCTATTAACCGTAGCAGTCCTGCTTATCTAAATTCCGCTTATCAGGACGGAATAGAGGACTGGATTGTTGCGCTTAGGCTTACATACGAAAATGAATTTGATAGATAGGAGTTTTTACTATGTCAAAGATTGAACGCAAGTATCTTGCACATTTCATTGACGCCTCTTTCGGTGGTGAAACACCTAATTATGTTCGTCTGGGTAAAGACCTTGAGGAATATAACGAGGAACTTAACCCTGACGTTGAGGTGCAGAAAAACATTCTTGGCGAGCAGAACGTCAAGCACAACGGTTATGAGGTGCAGTCTGAGGTTGATCCGTTCTACGCTTACACCGGCGATCCTCTCTTTGAGCAGTTGGCTGAAATCGCTAATGAGCGCAAGACCGGTGATGATTGCAAGACCACAAAGGTAGATGTGCTGCTCAAAACTGACGGTACAGTTGAGTGGGCGTACAGAGAAGATGTCGTGGTTGTTCCGAACAGCTTTGGCGGTGACACTTCCGGCGTACAGATTCCGTACGCCGTTTACAACGCCGGCAACCGCGTTAAAGGTACTTGGAATACCACCAGCAACACCTTCACCGCTTCTTCCACAGAATAACAGCGGCGGCACAAGAGCTACACCGCAAGAGTGGGCGGCTTTTTTTTGATAAAGCCGCCCTTAATTTTTATACCAAATTTTTAGGAGGCAAACAAAATGGCAGACAAAACAAGGGTTACAAACGTCAACGACAACCCGAAAAACAATATTATCATCATAGACGACGGTAGAGTTAGAGTACCTATCCAGAACAGACAAGGTGAGGAAATCGGCGTTTTCTACTTCCGTCCTACTGACGTTGGTATTATTGACCGCTTCAACAGTATGGTAGATGAATTTGATACTGTCACCGCGCCGCTTGAAAACGTCAACATCAATCCCGACGGTACAGTTGACGAGCAGAACGAGGCAGAAGCAGCGGCTATGAAAGAAGCTGAGCAAAATTTATACACCGCCTGCGACAAGCTCTTTGGCGGCAAT